ACAACTTGCCTGTTCTAGACAGTGCTGATACGATAGGTAGTGCCACTCCAACATTAACACAAGGCAATCTAACATACAATGGTGTTGATAACGGTGGTAGATATGTTTCAGGATTTCCTTTAAAGTCTGGTAAATGGTATTGGGAGATAGATGTTGCGACTGCCGGATCATCTTTTTATCCAGGATTCTTTACGCCAGCGGGTGTTGCGTTTGCTTCAACAACGCCATGGAATAGCAATGCTGGTTCATTCTTGATAGGACCTGAAACTAGTTCTGGTCACTGGTTAGGTGCACACGGTGATGGCACAAAAATTCTGTATAGTGCTGCAAGCGGAGCCTCTCCAAGTGGCGGTCCTGGAGGATTCATCGCAAGCGGAGACAGAATGTTCTTTGCATACGATGCTGATAATAAGTATGCTTACATAGGTGAGGTTGGATCCGGAGGAAGCGGTTCTACACTCACGTATTACACTGAGGATGGTACGGCATCAGCCGATCCTACAAACGCTTCAGGATTCGGAGCAGCACCGTTTGGGTTGAATCTAACCGGAGAGGATACTTTCTATTTTGGCATCGTATCTGGAGGCACAGGCATCGTTGCTAATCTTTTATTCGACTCTACAAAATGGAACGGCACACCACCGACTGGTTATAAGGCACTTACTCAAGACAACCTAGATAACACAACTGATAAGATTACATCTTTTGCTTGGATTAAAAATAGGGATGCTGCAGATAGTCATCAACTTGCTACGGTAATAGAAGGTGCTAATAACGTTTATGAATTAGATCCGAACACTCCCGCTGCTGCTGTAACAGCCGTACAAAATAAAATGCAACGATTCTTACAGAGAGGCGTGCAAATCGGTAACGATGTAACCGTAAACACGGTGAATGAGAGTTACGTTCTTTGGCAATGGATGGCAGATTCTATCACACCGACAGATCATGCAGTCGGATCTATTGACGGAACGCACCCTCAACTTTCATCGAAGACTCTTGTCCCGAAACATGGAGCATTTTCAATAATGACATATGAGGGCAATGAAACGGGTAGCACTTCTAAAACAGTTGCGCATGGAATGGGAGGGGCACCAGAAGCATTTTGGGTTCGTAATGTTGATACAGCTGGACAAAATACTCCTTTCTATCACAAAAAATTAACAGCAACTAAATATATTTTAATGAATCAAGCATCAGTAAGTTCAACTAATGTAAACTACTGGGCTGATACAGAACCAACAGCAACTCTCTTTACAGTTGGGACTGGTGCTACACCAGATACGAATGATGATGCAAAAACTTTTCAGGCTGTTGCTTTTAGGTCAGTTCCGGGCGTATGTAAAGTCGGAAGTTACACTGGTAATAACTCTGCCACAGGACCTTATATCACATGTGATTTTAAACCACGGTGGGTAATGATAAAGCGTGATAGCTCGAGCGATGCTAAGTGGGTCATATCAGATACTCAACGTACAAAATTTAATAGTGCTACTCCACATATTTTATTTCCATCAGAAAGTGAAGATGAAGATAGTTCAGCTTCTGCACCTGATGTTGAATTCTTTCACGATGGCTTTAGACTTACGAATACATCGAATAAAACAAATAGTAGCGGTACTTACATATATGTTGCCTTAGCAGAAATAGGTGGCTTCGATGCATATCCACCGATCTATGGCAGATAGGTTTATAAATAAACAAAACAAGTGAAATAATATATGATGTTGCTCAAACAGAGGAGGAATATAAAATGTGGGCAATGGTAAAATTAGGTCAGGTAACAGCGATTTATCCACGACCAAAGGCATTAACAATCGATGGTGTTCAACATCCAGCTGCAATCTTTACAGCCTGGACAAAAGATCAGAAAAAAGCGATCGGTATCTACGACTATAGCGAAGTTAACGCACAACCAAATAATCGTTACTACAAACAGGGAACATCTGAAACCGTAGTTGATGATTCGGCTGGAACGGTCGTAAAGACATGGACGCCTGTCGCTAGAGATCTTGATGATACAGGAAGCAAGGGTGATGATAACTATGCGGCTGGTGTAAAAACTAATGAGAAGAATGCGGTCAAGAACACTGCAGCAAATCTCCTAGAAGCATCTGACTGGATGGTAATTCGTGCAGCCGAGGGTGGAACAGCCGTTCCATCTGCAGTTACCACATATCGTGCAGCGGTTCGCACTAAGTCTAA